TTACCACCACAAAATCCTTCAACTTTATGAAGCTCAATAGCCTCATGCATTTCCAATCCTTCGGCATGACCATATTTTTTATAGCTTTCATTAAGTTCATTAAATCCGGACATTGATATATTATTGCTTGGAACTACTATAGCAAATGCTTTCATTTCATTATCCTTATGTCATCACCATCTTCGATATAGTATTTACCAATGCAATATCTTCTTAAATACTCATAACGAGTAAGTGCAAAATTATTTACATTATCAATAATAATATCAAATCTAGGGTTATTCCATACATTTTTCATAATATCATTTATGCTCTTTTGATCATCGATATTGCATCTTGACCAATATATTCTTTTTTCGTTTAGATAATAATATTTATTTGGCTCTCTTTTATCAAATTTATCAATACAATATATGTTAGATCTATCTAAAAATTTATTCCAAACTGGTATACTGCTTTCTACACCAACTTGTAATAAATTTAATGGTTTATGCCTAATTTTAAATAATTCTTTTTCATAAAATAAAGAATATTTTTGTCTATTTGATTTATATCTTTGAAACAAAGTATTAAGCACGAACAAATCTTTCAATAGCAGCTCCACCATACACGCAATGGTGGTTATTCATCACACTTAACATTTGATACCACCCGTATTCAGCCGGCCATAATTTTCTCTCTTCATTAAATTGATGAACTCGTTTAGTATCAAATAATTTTCTAGGGTGAAATATCATATTATCATTTATCCAACAATGCCAATCTCTACTCCAAGTTTGATCTGTATCTTCAGTAATGTAAACATGCTCAATATCTTTAAATTTATTAAGATCGGTATGTCTACCACCACGAACTGAAAAGCCTATAGCAATATTTTCTTCATATGATTTATTTAAATAATAACTAAAATCAACTACAGTAGACACTATAGTATCCCATCTTGTTCTTATAATCATGTCATATTCTTCCGGAACATCGTGTTCTAATTGATAAGCATGACCTATAATTTGTTTTGTATGATGAAGTAATTTGTTATGTGTTTTTGCGTTGTCCGCTAAACTTCCATTCATTTTATCAATAAAAGCTTTTTTGTATGCTTTATATTTTACATGAGGTGGATCAATAACGCATTCTAACCAAGGGTTATAATTAATTTTTGGTTCATTGTGATATGTTGAATTATATTTTTCTGATATGCTATTTTTGTGTTCTGTCCATGTTGAAAAGTAAATAGGCACTTCTGGAAATGCTTTTTTTAAATTATTAATATTTTTTTCAATATTTCCTCTGGCTATACCAGAAACACAAATCGCGGGTTTCATTATACATCCTTATTATAATTACTCAAAAAATGATTTAAATCTTCAGGCGTTCCTAGTCCCCACATTCCGTCGGAATGAATATTTTTAATTCTAACTTTTCCGCCTCTTTCTATAAACTGATTAAATACCGGGCAAACATAAAATTCATTATTTGTTCTAATGTTTTTTTCTATCATTTCATCAGCACAACTTACGTAATCACTTCCACGAGACCAATAGTATATACCAACAGTAGCATTATCAGAAATTGGTTGTTTTTCTGCTACTTCGCTAACGAATCCATTTTTATCTAATTTTACATAACTCCATTTTGGATGAGTGCTTTTAAAGGTGAGTATGCCGCCACCTATGCCTTCAGTACTAAATGCATATAAAACTTCATTACTATTCCATTCAACAAATTGATCAGAATTTGCAATTATAAGAGGGTCATCATTATCAATGAATTCTCGAGCTAATAAAGTAGTGCATGCAGCTCCTTCAGTGATACCATCAACTTGAACTATTGTAGAATTAGGTTTAATTAATTTTAGAACAATTTCTAAATTAAATTTTTCATAATGCTCTTTTTGTACGATATAAATGTGATGAGCATCAATATTTAAATTATCAGTTACAACTTGTATCATAGGTTTATTACCTACTTCAATTAAAGGTTTTGGAAACGTATATCCTTGCTCTTGAAATCTGCTTCCAGCACCAGCCATCGGTATTAATACATTCATTTTTTTACTTTTCCACGGTATATTTTGTTTGGGGGTTTTATCTGCTTCTTCTATTTTATCTAATACTTTACTTAAATAAACATCTTGTGTATCTTCCACTGCTAGTAAATGTGCACCACTATCTAACACTGCTTGTCTTCCAATATGGCTGTCCTCGATTATAAGAGTTTCACTAGGTTTTGCATTTGCTTTTAACATAGTTTTAAAATACATTTCAAAGTGTGGCTTAGGTTTTTGTACATCTTCATTGCTGTACCAGAAATCAAAATATTCAATGAGACGCAATTGCATTAAACTCATCTTTACAGTTTCACGTACAGCATTACTCGCACACGCTAGAATATAACCTCTATCTTTTAACTCTCTACACATGTTGATGAAATCATCTCGAGGTTTTACTGTGTTTTTAAGAATCTCTACAGTAGCTTTTTGCTTATCCTTTGCTATAGTAGAATGTTTATCTGTTGACAAACCTTTGTTAGATGTAAGCATATTAAGTTTTGTTCTAGTTGATAATCCATCGTATGTGCTTAAATGCTCTTCAATGCTTATAGCATATTTAGAACCTAAAGCTTCATTTAAAGCTTTATAGTGAATTTGTTTACTATCGATTAATACGCCGTCTAGATCAAATACTATTAATTTTATCATATTCTAATTTCGTATTGTGTTTGTCCGTGTTTAAATATTTTTAATTCATTTTTATTTATAAATTCATTAACTGCTTTAGTTACACCAGGTTTTTGCCATTTAGAATTAGGCCAACCATAATCATCACCAAGTATTAATCCACCTGGTTTTACAATCTTTATAGCGTTTTCTAAATCTCTAAGACATCCTTCATATGAATGATCTCCATCAATATAAATCCAATCAAGTTCTACATCATTATATTTTTCAAACCATTCATCAGAAGACATGCGACATATTTCAGCTTCAGTAAAAGTTCTAAATCTAGATTTCACTTCAGCAAAGACTCTATCATAATATTTTTCGAAACCAGCTGGAGAAAACTCTCCAGTTATTTTAGAATATTTGGCAAGATATTCTTGAAATGACATCTCACTATTTTCTTTATATGGCTCTATAGAATATGAATCTACCATATAGAATTTTTTTAAACCTTTTTTTACAAATTGTGTTGAAGTGTTACCAAACCAAACTCCAATTTCTGCACCAACTGTATCGGGTTTTATTAAATGCATTATATTTTGAGAATCTTTATTTGTGTGAGTTGCCATCATGATAGTTATACCTTAAAATATTTACTTCCGTTATTAATTGCTCTTACTAAATGGTGAGATTTATATGAATCATCTGTATCATATATATGAATATCTTCATACTTCTTATATAGTTGCGCAACATGCATCATGCCTGAATCACTTCCAACATGAAATTTTGCGTTTTTTATGGCAAAACCAATATGAGGTAATGATGTCTTCAACAATCCTTTACCTTCTCCGCCAACATATAATGGAATAACACCATACTTATCGTGTATTTTTTTTCTTGCTTCTTGCGATAGTGTTCTTTTAGGATCTGTAGAATCCCATTGAACGGTGATGTATTCATCAGGTAACCACGTATTGTTAATTATTGGTTCTAATTCAGGTAGCTGTTTTATATACTGAGACATTTCAATACCAACACGTGTTTCATTAGGATGCATATGAATTGTATCTTCATAATGATATATGTATGCATCATGACCTTTAGATTTTAAATATTTAATCCATTCAACTTCAGTTAAATTTTCAACTGGATGTGGTTCTAAATATAATGAATCACTAGGAAATAAAGCTAATATTTCTATCCAAGATTTTTTCTTTTTAGCAGAAGGTACGCCGCCTGCAATACTCCATTTATCATCAGTGATATGAATTGTAACTGAAGAGTTGTGTGCTTTTCCGTATTGATATGCTATCATAGCGCTATGAACTCTATCACCTAAACCAGGTGTAGTGTAAGGTCTATCACCGCTTCTTACGCTCTTTGATCTTAATGCTAAATGCTTCAATGGCTTTTCTTTTCTGTAAACGCACTACCAAAATAAACATCAATGCGTTTTTTTGTTTCATGCCGTAAATCATTAATTTGAGTAATTAAAAAAGCTGTATCAGCTTCTTCTTTACTATATCTTTCTACGCTTTTTCTTTTACGATCTTCTAAATCCCATAACTCTTCGTTAATTGCTCTCATAATTCCTAAGTAATGGTCAAATCCGTCATGAGTAAGATCCTGGCTTTCATATTGATTTAATTCTCTTTCTACATCTAAGCCTTTTTCTTTTTTTATTAATAATATAGAATATCTATCAATATATTCAGCAATACTAATATCTATCGTAAAAGATTTAGCAGGTTCAAAATTAGGATCTCTCCAACTCATATCACTTTCTCCATTAATTGTTCAATATTTTCACCGCTGTTTGGTAATTTGTCTTTAAGAAAGAAGTGTACAAAATGTGCTTCTTTAATTTTATCATCTGGTATTGCAGTGAATAACGCATTCCATTTCCAATGTAATTCTTTCTGAATCATATTTTCTTTTTTAACCCAATAATTTAAAAGAGTTTGATCAGTACTCCACTTCCATGCGCCTAGTCCGTCAACAAATTTTTTAAATTCAGGTCTTTCAATAAATTGCTTTCCAGTCTGATCTTTTAAATATTTTTTAATATTTCTATCTAATAACATAAGACCCATATTATAAAAATGGCCACCAGCGTCATTCCATTTCCAATCAACATCTTTAAGATCGCTGTACTGCATTCTTGTATATCCAGCAAGCTTTTGTTTGTACCAAGGGAGAATAGGAGCAGATCTTTCCACAACACCACCAAAATCAGATTCAGGATCTAGTTCATCGAATATGTTAGGTGATCCTGGTCTTATCCAGATGTCTGCATCAATGATAGCAATTTGATCGTATTTATTCCAGTAATCAAAGGCATTTTCTTTTTCATATATTGGTAGAAATCCACCGTATTTTTCATATGACTCTTTACTACGATTTGTAGCAAATACGTCTGGTTTAATCATCATTTTTGGAATTGTTTGAACTATATAGTCAACACGATTTTGAGGTTTTTCAGTTTTATTAATTTCTTCAGCATATAATTTAACAGAGGCTGTACAGTGATCATACAGCCTCGATTTTTTACCAGTGTAAACTTGATATATCAACCTTTTCATAACAAAATCCTTTTACTTTATTTTTTTGGTGCTGGTTTACTCGCTTTACCTTTTAATGCATCAGCGCCAAAGAATGCTGAAACTAAAACAGCAATAGATGCAAAATATGTTGGTGCAATATCAGCAATTAATCCTGCTGCTTCAGATAGCCCAAATGCAGAAGTTATAAAAATCCCAATTGGATATAATAACAATCCAAATAGAGCAAACCATGCCATTTTTCTAATAGCATCTCTTTGTGCGTCTGCGTCTTCCATTTCTTTCCTTTTAAATTCCAAATACATCGCCTGTTCTTCTTCAGAAACAGTACCATCACCGTTAGTATCCGCGGGATGAAAGCCCGCTTTCTTCAACTCTTCTTCGCTCATTATAGAACTCCTTTATTTTCTTCGCTATGTTTAATGCATCATTAAATCCATCACGAAGTGAATTTGACCTGTGGCCATTTTCAATAAACCATTCTATAGTATTTATATCAGAACCAGATACTTCCATATTGTAGCCTCTAGTGATCTCTTCAAACTCAAATCTTAATTGAATTATTCTTGTTAATCCTATAGGCATGTTAGTGTCCAAAAAGCTTTCGTTTTCTATATTCATCAATTGTATCCTCTAATAATTTAGTCCAGTTGTCTCTGTGTTCTACGAACACAGACGGTTTTTCATGATCAACGTCCATAATAATAACTATGTTTGGTATTGACATGCCCGTTCTTTCTTCCCACATGATTGCATATGCTGCACCTTGTGCGAAATAGTTTGTGATTCTTTCTTTCTTCTTAATGTATTTAGAAGTTTTAAAATCAATTATTGAGGGTACTCCATTGTACTCAGCGATGCAGTCGCACCGTCCTGCGAGTTTGAGGTGATGACTAAATAGTGGCACCTCGAGACCATATATTTTTCCAATATTGTTATCAAGTACAGGTTTGAGATTTGCGAGACTCTGCCTGATGTGTGGCAATTCTTGTGTTGTGTCTTCATTGCTTAAATACTTCTCTACAATACTATGGACTTTTGTTCCACGTCTCGATGCTTTTCCACTGATTATATCAGCCTGTTCGACTCCAACTCTTTCACGCCACGCTCTTATAGCATCTTCAGACAGTATACTTAGAACTGTTGTGATACTAGGATAAGACTTGCCATCAGGAGTACTGTAAGTTCTCCCAGTGTCGGTAGTTGTGGCGATAAGATCTTCATAGCCGATATCAATTTTTTCATGATTAAATCTCTTTGTCATATGTGATCATTTCTTTAGGTATATAATTTATATTAATAACGAATCTGTATTTAGTGTTTGAACTTGTTGTTCCGGAGTGTAAATGATGAGAATCAAATTTAATTAATCTTCTTGCTTTACTATAAACTTTTGAATTATCTTTAAAATATGTATAACCATTATTATCGTTAACGTAATATACACACGTTTTTGCTTTATGTTCTGTGTCTACGTGAAAAGGAAATTCAAATATTTTATCAGTATATGTTGTACAATTAATTTTAACTTTTAACAAAATATCAATATCAAGTTTTTTTAAAATAGGTTCAATTAAAGAATAATAATTACTTTTATAAAGATCTTTATAAAAGTAAATCAAATGGAAAAGCTGATTATTTTGTAATTCATTTTCTATGTTTTTTGTTTTAACTTTATCTGCTAAAAACCAAGGGAAATGAATACCACTTAAAACTTTATTAATATGCTCATTAGTATAATCTGGAACAAAATCATCAATAATTTCATAATCTGGTTTTATCATATTTTATATATTTTTCTTTTCTGCTGGATTTTCATTATAATCGAATATTTCTTTTACTGCTTTTTCATTTAGACAATATATAGCTTCTGGTTGTAATTTAAAATTGTAAGCACCGGCCGCAGATCTAAACATATTCATATTATTTTTTTGTACATGTTCATAGCATTTAATATAATTATCAAATGAAGGTTCTGAAAAAATATATATTGGTCTATCTACATTAGGAGTAGACATAACAAATGTTACTACAATGAAAAACATATTCATTTTAGTCTCCTATACTTTGATGGTATTACCTTTCCCAGAATTTTGTTTAATTCTTTGAAGATTGTCTTTCCATCCGTTATCTGTTTTTGATAGGAGACTTCCATGACCAGCAATTACGCCTGGAAATTTAAGTACTTTTATGCAATTATATTTTTTAAGATAAGCTTCTAATTCTTCTGAACTGCACTCAATATCGTATTCATCGCCTTCTTCTAAAGGCTTTACTGTATACTTAGGCACCTTGATATCCTTCCCACCAATCTGGTGCTGGTCTACCCCAATCCCATTTAGCAAATGGTTTAGCTTTATGATAGTAGTTTCTGTAAGCTTGTACTGCATCACCTTGGACTATACAGTCAGGATAAGCAGACATTGCTTGAACAAACTCAGTAAGACCAGCTTCTGGTATATTTATAGGCGGTGCAGCGAGTACAACACCTAACTTTTCGAATGTAACGTGTTTTTTATTTCTACGAAATTCGAATTCTTTAGCAAGAGAAACAAAATGATGATAATGCCAATTGTAATTGTCTTTACTTTCCATTGTCCATACAGTGCAAGGATGATGTTTGTGTACAGCTGCATAGTAAATATCATCGCGCATATCGCCAAACGAATAATAAGTTTGAACAGTTTTACCTGAACGAGATCTTCGTTTTTCTGGTTTGCCATCAAGAAGTCTATGTGCAGTACATAGCATTTGTGCAGATTCGATAATCATCTTAGGCACATGCTTATCACACATCATCATGGCTGCTTTTTGTGGATCTTTATCCAATATAAAAATATTCATACTTTTCACCTTTTAAATAATATAATTGTATCATGTTTTTCGCGGTTTGTAAACAGTTATTTTTTTAATTGATTTGAAATTTATTCTCCAGTATTTTCATCAACTTGACTTTTTTTCTTATGAAATTTCTTTTTTTATCTATTTTTTCCATTCGATTAATCCTACCTCTTTTTTTAAATGTTAGTCCGTAGTGTTTTTCAAGTTGTTGTAGTACCATCTCTTTGCCTTTCAAAAAGGTTGCAGAGTTAGTCTTTAAGTAAATTTGGAAAGGCCTCCTCTACAACTGGTCTAGAAATTCCTGGAATTTTCTTTTTATTAATCATATTAATAACTAGTTTAGCATCTTCAGGGTGTACGCCTTCTAGTATTCCTATGAATATCTGTTCTCTTTTAAACTTAGGCATTTTATCGCCTTGTCCACCTTTCACAAAATATTTAAATTGTGAATTTTGCCTTGTAAGATTAGTTGGATGATTATGTGCTGCAGATGCAACATATGGTGGTTCACCTTCAGGCAAATTCCATTCAATTGTTGTATCCATAGATCCTCTTATAATGTCCTTTAAAGCCCATGACTCATTTTCTTTGAGAACACGAACTTTATCATTTTTACTTCTTTGTTTAGACATTTCTTCTAAAACTTCAAAAACATATTGTTTCATTAAATAAACTCCTGTACACTTTCAATCAAATTATTACAACGCTTGGCCACTAAGTAATTAAGTACTTTACTTGTCTTAGGACCAGGATCTTGTTCATTATAAGTATTTATAATTTGTGTTTTAAGTTCAGATGGTGTTTCGCTTAGATCAATTAATTTTTTATTACGGCAGTAATTTCTATACCAAGATGCTGCATAAAGTAATTCACCTTCATTCACATCTTCAATAAGTGCATCAACTTTTTTTTGTGTCATAGGTGTTTGTCTAAACCCTTCAACAAATACATTATCGTCAGATAATATGTTTGGTACACCATCTCCTTTATCACCACGTATGATATGATTTTGTAGAAATAATCTTGGATTAGCTTCTATCATTTCTTTTTTCTTTAATGGTGAAAATTGTTTAACATTTGGAAATCTTTGTAATTGTAAAAAATCACGATCAGAAGATACAATCATAATCTTTTCTGGATTAAATTCTACTTCTGATTTCATAGTAACTAATGTACCTATTACATCATCAGCTTCACAACCATCGATTCGAATAACTTTATATGGAAGATTTTCTAATATTTCTTCTCTTACAAGATTTAATATTCTAAACGCTTCATTCCAATCGAATGAGGATTCTTCTCTACCCTTTTTACGATTAGCTTTATATTGTGGAAAAGCTTTTCTACGCCAGTTGTTTGAAGCATCTACAGCAAGAACCATTTCACCATATTCTTCTTTGTATCTTTTACGATACATGCGTAAAGAATTTAGTATCATATGGCGAATAAGTTGTTCATCATTAGTTTTATTAATAATAATACTAGCTAATGCTATGCCACTATAGTCAACAATAATCATGAATATCTCCTATACACATAGACATCCCATAATGTAGCATTTTTAATACCTCCTATAGGATCACCGAAGTAAGTAAAACCTTTAGTAGGTTTTCTACCTTTCTTCTCAACTCTAAACTTTCTGTCAGATGAATTGCAGGCTTTTGCAACAGATTTAACCATTTCATATTCTAACATATCTTGAGGATTTTGAGGATCGAATCTGCCAATCCATGAAGATGATCGATCGTGTGGTCCGATGTGTATACCCATTATATAAACTCCCTTTTTAATTTTATAGTATTATTATACACCAGTTTTAAAGGAATGTACACCTTTTTTTTCATCTTTTTTGTATTTTTTTCCATAATATATGTAATACAAAAAACCAACAACCATTTATTATTGGTTCAACGAGAGCCACAGCACCAGCTTCCCATAAGTTAGCACCTGTCATAAAATATACAACATTCATGGCAATAAAGATATGACCTGTAGTATAGATTAAAGCAAGTACCAAACTATCCATTTTTAAAAGTTGTCTTATAAATGGTTCTCTTGTTTTTTGTTTTATGGATTTCCACTCAGCATCTTGTCTGAGCTTCCATAGCATCCAATCATAATATCTTTCTGGTTCTTTATCATTCATTCACAAACCCTTTCACCATCGGAAATATTTTTGATATTGCTTCAGCACAAGCTCTTGCAACTTCACTACATTCTTTTTGAGTACCATTACCTGATCTTAATTCAATGAAATGAATCCAACTTCTTATTGTTCCATTCATATAAATCCTTGATGTGGTTAAACCTTCAGGTAATACTGCTCTTGCAACTTCTTTAGCTATTCCTTTTTTGATTGCAGCTTCATAGACTTGTTTGCACATCCATATGACTCGCCTTTGTTCTCTTTCCCAATCGAGTTGGAAAGCTTCGTCATCAACTTCGATACTACTTTGTCTATTCTTATCGTCTTGCATTCTCGCTTCTCTTGTAACAAATTGTAACTCCTTTACTGGGTTTGCATATCTTTGACTAAACTCTTGAAAACTAAAACTACGGTGTCTAAGTATTTGTCTGGCTATATCTCTAGTAGTATTAATTTCAATACAAGCACTTGCCATTTCAAACGGAGACCAATGTTGATGCTTAATAAGATATTTTAAAAGCTTTTCATTAGTTTCAGTATTTAGTTGGCCTGATGGATTAGAAACTCTTGCACAAAAAGCAATTAAGTCTTGCACATCAAGTGGTCCATATTCGTTACTATCATAACTTTCAAATTCAGATGATTTGCTATACGAAATTAATTTTGCTATCATAACTTGAAATCCTTAAATCGTTCACCAGTTGGAGTTTTATCAAAAACTGGTGTGTCGTCAGTTAATGTTTGTTGATTTTCTTCTACATCATATAATCGCATCTTACTACGATCAACACCAACTACAAATCTTTTATGAAGCGTTGGATCGTTGTAACGATTCTTTAATTGTTTGACCATGAACTGACCTTGTTTTTCAAGTTCTTCAGTTGATATAAGAGCAAACATTAAATCCGCTGTAGCGGGTAATCCAAAAGATTCACTTGTATCTTCAAGCCCAACATCCGAGTTAGAATAACCAGAACGAGTCGTTTGCGTTGCAGAGAAGACCGGTACGTCAAATTCGACTGCAAGGCCACGTAATTCTTCAGCAATTGCTTTAATGTAAGAGTATGAATTGATTGCACCGCCCATTCCTTTCATTCTAGAACTTGCACATATATTAAGATAATCAATGAATATAAGATCAGGTTCAAATTGTCTTTTAAGTTTAAGTTCATTAAGTAAAGCTCTAAAATGACCTGAATGTGCTGAACCAGTTGGATACTCTTTAATAATTAACTTACCAGTCGTCTTACGAGCAATATCTTTTACTTTTGTAGTAAACATATCTTTTGACATTTTATCAAGTTGATCAATAGGTACATTTAATAAATTAGCATCTATTCTTTCAGCAATTCTTTCTTCTGCCATTTCCATAGTAATATACAAAACATTGTGACCTTGAACTAATGATGATGCAGCAACATGACACATGAATAGAGATTTACCTACGCCTGTACCAGCTAATGCTATATTCAATGTCTTACGAGGAACACCACCTTTTGTAATTGTATTGAAGTATTCTAAATCAAAAGGTAATCTATCTTCTTCAGTATGATAAAATTCAAAACGTTGATCAGCATTTTCAACATAGTCATGACCAACCTTTAAATCAAAGGCAACACCAAGAGCTTTACTTAAAAGATCAGGAAGAGCACCTTTAGTCAGTTCTTCGTGTTTACCATCAATGATTGATATTGATTCCATGATAGCATTGTATATTGCTCTATCTTGACACCATTTTTCTGTAGTATCAAGAAGCCACTTACCATCAACTTTTTCATGAGTAAAAAGTTGTGGAACTATATCCATAGCTAAAGTATGTTGTTCATCACTAAGTTTTTCTGATTGATCAAGTTCAATTTGAAATGATTCAGAAGTTGGTAGTTTATTATATTTTGCAACAAACTTACCAGCTTCTCTGAACAATATTCTGTATATACCTTGAAAGTAATCAGGTTTTATGAATGGTAATACTTTACGCATGTATTCTTCATCAGTAAGAAGATTACGCAGTATAGTTTGTTCTAAATTAGTTGGCATAGGCAGCTTTTCTTAATCCTTCATCAATTTCTTTTTGTAATTCTTCAACTCTACTTTCTAAGTAGCTTATTGAAGTATAAATGTGACCAGTATCATGTGGTTGTAATTTACTTTTTGCAATTGCAATTTCGTCCATTAATAAAACTAATCTTTCTGTCTTAGTTATCTTTTCCATCTTCTACCTCTTTTGTTATTACAGTACCTTCTTCTATACCTTTAGCCATAATCTTTTCAAGCATAAGACCAACAAAGTCTTGTAAGTCTACATCATCTACACTTAAACTTTCATCAGGCGAAGATACGATATCAAAATTAAATGACATATTTTTTGGTATTTCATTAAACTTAACAGTCCCATATTTAATCACTGTTTCTGTATATGGGCCTGTTAAAATTCTTACATTCCAAGCTTGTTCATCAGCTTTATCTGGAATAATTTCATAATCTACTTTTTCTTCCATTAATGCTCATCCAATTTACTTAAATTAACAGAGTTTAATATTGAATATTTGTTAGTTAAATATTTTTTAAAATCTGTTTCTTCAATTATTGGTTTCCAAAACTCTTCATTTAATGTGTCTTTTTCTCGAACTTTTGGTTCCACCAATTCTCCAGTTGATTTATCAACTCTGCAGTACCAACCAGCGCTTGGCTTAGAAACATAATTACCAGACATAGCAACATCGAGCAGGCCAGACCAATGCTGAACACCACCGTCCCAACTAACAGAAATAGGAATTTTAGACTTTTCTTTAACATATCTTGACTTCTCCACGTTGATTACAAAGTGATAGCCTTTTATTTCTGTACCTTGTTTGTCTTGCTGACGACCAAGAATCCAGATATTATCAGCACTGTAGTAAATACCAGTACCACCAGAAACTACAGCTTTTGGAAATAAGCCAATCTCTTGATAAGTATGGTTAACTGCAATTAAAGGTATATTTTTCATATTTAGATATGGTGTTGTCATTCTAAATAAACCTTTTAGTGCTTTTGCTCTAGACATATCTGCCACTGATTTTTCGTTTATTGCATCTTCTAACTCTTTTTTAGAGGCAAGGTTACCAACTGAATCTATTATTACAATAACCTTATCATCTCTATCCAACCCTTCGAGTTGTGATATAATATCAAATTTTAATTCTTCTACATTCGTAATAGGTGTATGTAGAACTCTACTTGTATCTATACCATAGTTCTCAAAATATGCTTGTGGTGAACCAAACTCTGAATCATAGAATAATAATACAGCATCATCATATTTTTTTAAATATGCACTTGCCATGATTAACGCAAATGATGTTTTAAAGTGTTTTGAAGGACCAGCCAATACTGTAAGCCCAGGTGCCAAACCACCGTCCATTGATCCAGATAATGCAACGTTTATCATTGGCACATCTGTTGTCACCATATCTTTTTCAGTAAAAAATTTAGAATCAGAAAGTATTGATGTATAATCACTTTTACTGTTCTTCTTAAGTTTATCCATTATTGACATTCATTTCTCCTACAAATAATAGTATTATTATACCATAAAAGCGTCTAATTGTAAAGGTTTATTTTCACTAACAATTGATTGCTTTCGATTATCTTGTACCATATAGTCTTGATCCCATAACTGATTATTCAATCTACCATCACAAAATTTTAAAACGTGTTCTGCCATGTCACTTGCAGTTGTGACTGGTACATTTTGGCAAATGTGATTTAAATTTTTAACGCCGCCTTGTAATATAAAGTCTTCTGGTAATCCCATAATACTTAAACATTCTCTTATCGTTAAATGTCTGTCTTCATCTGGATGTGTAAGCTTTGTAGGTGCACTGCCTACAAAAGCACCAATATAATTCTTTGGTACATATACACCTCTTCTCATGATGTTTCCGCCAGATGCTAGTTTTTCATGCATGACTTTGCAACGCTGTGCTTGTTTTTCATAGCCGTGTGAAGACATCCAATTTGCTACACCATCATAAGAATGTTCATTATCTTCTATATAATGTAGAACATCATAGCTTTTCTTTATTTTATTTTGAAACTCTTTATGAGTTATACCACCATGCATTTCTTCTAAGACATATCGATAGTATGGGTCTTGTGAAGGAACATTAGTGTTAGTAAGGACATTCATCGGATCGTCTGATCTGCGTTTCACGGAACGTATCGTATCCTCAATTTTTTCATGTTCCCTTTTTATATATTCAAACTGAGGTACTTTATCACCCTTCCAGAAAAAATAAAATGATCTGTCTCTTACTTGTCCGAGTCCATGTAGGAGAGACTTCGTTTTATATAAGCTGAAAGTGTATCCAAACTCTCTTCCAATCGCTCTGAGATTTTCGACAATTGGTTCGCCCATTTTTGAAGCGAGTCTTGGTGCATTTTCACCCCAGAATACTTGAGGTTTGAGTGTACCCAAGACATAATTAGCAGAGGTAAGCATCCAATCGTTAGCAGCAGCATCAGAAGATGCTGAAGTATTGAGACTAGACAAACCAGCACAAGGGCACACGGTATTAATAACATCGACAGAAGGTAAGTCATAACTCCTATCGTTTCCCAAAAGATAGTAGGGAACTTCTCTTTTATAATACTCCACCAAGTGAGTATCGTTTGCTTTGAAATCTTCATAACTTAATATATACTCCGGTCTTTTTTTAAATACGCGTTCCATGGCGATGGTTTCACCGCCTATTAATGGAACTATGCTTGCATAATTCATTGGCCTGCCATTTGAATTGTTTTTTGTACGATGTAATCTCGTACGTCTACTTTTGGTTCCCAACCTAATTCTCTCATTGCAGATATATCAGCAGTATTATTTTGTGCTTCACATGTATCACCATCAGTAACTTCAATGCCTTGCCATCCGGCTAATACACCGAGATCTTCAACTACGTTACCTTTTCCAGTGCCTATATCATAGGCCGGCTTCAACGATCTTATGTCTTTGCTCATAAGTAAAACGATAGCATCTACAACATCACTTACATGTACAAAGTCTCGAGTATGTCTGGTAAGATACTTAATAGTGCCGTTTACTAATTTTCCAATTAACATAGAATCCCTTGCACCATCACCGTAAACAGTAGTAAATCTTAATCCTACCTGACCAAACTTCGCAGTTTCTTCATTTACTTTTTTGCTAATACCGTAAGGCGATAACCACCAATTATGAATACAAGAAGATGATGCATAAAGTAATGGTATATTATTATGATGACATATATTTTGTATTCTTGTAGTATTTTCTACATTGTTGACCCAATATTTTTGTGGATCCTTTAAACTCGCTCTTACATCGGCGTAAGCTGCAAGATGAATACAGTAATTAATATCTTCTGGTTCAAAATCTTTTATACATTTCGAAAGATCTTTAAGATCCCATTCAACTATTTCATGGCCATCTTTTTCAAGTCTTGTTTTGAGGTGACTTCCAATAAAACCTCTAGATCCTGTAATTGCTATTTTCATACGAAAAATTCCTCCAAACTTGTTTCAGTAACGTTGTACTTTTCATTATAATTTAGTGTACTACTTATGATGTCATTATATGTTGTTTCAGCATCACAATGTTCTTTCCAAAATTCAAACATCATATTTCTCCATTCATCTCTTTTAACATTATCTTTAGCTAATAAGAGCATACTGTTTGCAACTTCTTTAGCATTGGTTGCATCTACAGCAAGTGTACCGGTATTTATGCACTGACTTATTGGCTTGCCTTGCTTTCTATGAATAACGTGATCACAAAAGTGTTTATGAAAAACTGGAATAACTCCGGCTCCAAATGAATCAGTGTGACAATATTCGACATTATTACCATATATGTCTTCTTTAAAGTACATAAGATCAGATCCAAATCCACCAAGACTCATACGCTCCATCATTTCAGAATGGGTGTATGCTCCATATAAGTACGCACCTTGTCCAGAAGTTTCACTACCATAGTCAGGGTGTTTGCCGGTATTATCAATACCTTTTTCTGGTCTAAAATAATTTATCACTTCTCTTCTACCTGTCATCTGCTTTGGATTTTTATAAAGAACTGCAGGATAATTAATCGAAGCTTCTAAACCTTCTAATATAGTTTTAAATCCAAGTGCTTTAAGATGATCGTTATGGAAATCGATCATAACATCTGGACCTTTCCACATAGCTGTACGACCAACCCATCTTACAAGGTACGGGTCTTGTTGTTCGATAGGTTTCCAATAGTCTTTATTAAAATTGAATCCTACACCCATATTTGTGATTGGTGTTTTAATTTTGTTCTTTTTAACCCATTTGCCAAATGGATTCTCAATGTAATGACACATTAAAACATCCACCTTAGAGCATATTTCAGCTAAGCCAGCGTTTCTATTTATAGAATGTATTTTATGGTCTACTTGAACTAAAGACTTACGAACTTTAATTTCATCTATCATTTTTATAAAGTTACTTACGCAATCTTCAGGATGTGATTTAGATGGTACACTCCAAACAATACACATATCGAGTTGATTGATTCTTTCAACAACCTTTGAACATGTTAATAAATCTGGAAATTTCTTTGATGGTTTACTTACTTCATCCCAATCTGTACCTCTAAAGTAATTTACTTTAAAGTCCATAGAGTTCATTCTTTGCCATAGTTTATCAATAGTAGCATATACTTCTACACCAGGAAAAAGCTTTTGAAACTCAACTACATTTTTAGTTAAGCCTACACCTTCTACACCTCTACCTAATAAGACTCCTACTTTCATTTTAAATACTCCTTTATCTGGCTTATAACCATAGGTTCATATGATTTATCATTAAACTTTCTATTACGTGGCGAAGGGTGTGGAGCAGCCAAGTGTTTTATACCCCTTTTAGTGAAATATTGTGACACAAAACTACCTAATGTTATAATTTTATTATAATTTTTAGTGATTTTATAAACATATGTTTCATCTATGTCTGTTATTTTCAATAACTCCTTGTGGTGTGCATAGATGTTGCTGAAGCTGTATAGATCTACATCACATGCATCGAGCCAACGGTTTAATCTATTCAGTGTCGGTGACCCATTCTTACGTTTATTTATGGGTGTTTTACCAGGACTATGTCCTATAACTAATACTTTATCCAGTCCCATAATATATTCGCCTCCTCAAACATTTCTTTAGTCATACGACATGAAAGTTTCCAATGATCAGGTACTTCATGTATAGGTGATACAACTCTTTTCACACCTACTTGTATTAACCCCTTTGCACAATCATGGCATACAGGCAATCCATATGTGTAAACAGTGGATCCTTCTAATGATACACCATTTTGTGCTGCATTATATATAGCATTCATTTCTGAATGTACGACGTATTTATACTTAATTTCTCTATCATTATATCTTTCATCATCCTTAATACCTCGAGGAAAACCGTTATAACCTTGAGCAATCACTGTTCTATTTCTTACAGCAATAGTTCCAACTTTTCGAGATGGATCCTTTGACCAACTTGAAACAAGTTGAGCCATTTCTAAAAATCGTTTATCCCATTTATTTGACAAGATGAAAGTGCCTCTCATAGACATGCAAGTTTTGAACTTGCCATATGATATCGCCAGGTTTTATTTCTTCGTAAGTATCAGTTTTACAACTATTATAATCGTTTACGAGTTCTTCTAGAACATGAAGCTGCCAAGCATAATCATTTTTGTATCCGAACACGACATCGTTTGAACGCATTTGTACGACTGCGTGTAATTCATCATCGCGAATGTAATAAGTAACGGCATTAGTACATATAAAATCGTTTTTACCATCTTCTTCATACTCCACCCATATTGATGGTCTTTGGTATATCATAGAAGCTCGACGGCTATCTTTATTATAAAGCAACTCATCAAGTGCCATGCCATACTGACCGTAGTATTTATCAGAACCAATAAGACAACCATAATTTGAATTGATTTCACCGTACTTATTAGCACTTAACTGCCAAGCTTTAGGTGGTTCACGTTCACCTGAGTAGATGTCATTGATATTACAACTATGTGATTGATACCAAAGAATCTCGTGATTAATATAGTCATCACTAGGAGTACCAAATATTGATGGTTCATCTGCAAGAAAAGAAGCACCAATCACTTCAATGGTTTTTTGACCAGTTTTATCTATTGAAAACTTTTCATCAGAAAGTTTAGACTTAAATAAATTTCTTATTTGTTCAGTTTTAATATCCAACATTTTTTTTCACTTTCGGTTTATTAAACATGTCTCTATCAGAACTTTGACCATCCATCTTACCACGCATGTATGATACTGCAAATGATGCATAATTAATCATATCTTTATAAGTATCTTCAAGTGATTCGAAGTTTGGATCATTACCAGATTCAAGTAGTGATGTAGCACGCATAAGTTTACCGAGTATAACATCATGGATTGTATCCACACCTCTACGGTAATGCATTGCTTGTGTTACATTGGAACTATCACTTTGATAGTCTTTTGATTTTTTAAGTTGTAAGTCCATACATTCTTGTAAGACTGCAACTGATTCTTTTCTATCAATTATTGGCATTGTTTACCTCATCTCCATATACAAAATGGTTGTTATCTAGATCTATTATACAATAGTTTAGCATAGATGTAAACATTTTATTTACATTTATTCCACACTTAGAGTAATGTCTCGGTTCTGGCATTAACTCAATCTTTTTAATCTTATTTAGACCATATTTAGTTTCAACAACATCACCAACATAAGTAATATTGTCATGTCTTACTTCGCCATCAGCATCGTATTTAGCTTCATTTTCGAATTGATTCCAATCTAACATTATTGACACTCCTCCATTTCAACTCTATAACCTTTATTTTCAAGCTTTTTTATTTCAGCAATTGCATTTTCTTTTTTAATATGGCCAGAAGAAGAAACCATCATTTCATCAAACCATCTATATCTTTTTCCATCAGACTTAATACTACTATCACGTACTTCCATACCAGTCTTCATATCAATTATAACATCACTTTTAAAAGCATCAACGTAATACATTATTGAACTCCCTGTTCTTTAGCTGCTGATAAAATAATTCGTGTAAATCTTTTTTCAACTGTATTTTCAATATCATTAAGACTAACATTAGTCCAATATTTTGAAGATGATGGTGAGAAACCAAAGAGACTTACAAACTCAGATCTTCTATTACAGAGACCATTATTAAAAAGATCGTAAATAGCATTTTGTGCTTTTCGAAATAATTCAAGATTTTTATTTTTAGATCTTGGAAATTGGACTTTACCTTGTAAAGGTAAGAGCTCGTTTAGCTTATCAGCTAAATTCTTAAAACCAGGATTTACACCCCATGATGGTTGAAATAATTCGAATTGAAAACCTTTGTACATAAAATAAACTCCCTTTTTAATTTTATAGTATTATTATACACTAAAAAAATACAAATGTACACTGTTTTTTTCACTTATTTGTATTTTTTTAGTTAACATATTAATTAAGCTATGCACATGTTATCGAATGATGCACACTCATATTCCCATGGATTGTGCTGTTTTCTATTTTGTTTGCGTGGAGTTCCATCTAACGCAAAAGGAATTTCTATGTTCGAACTTTTTGGAATATGCGCATAAGTTTCATTTGGAAGTCTGAAGTAGTAAAATTTCTCTTGTTTTCTTTCATAAACTTGAACTAATAAATCACCTGTTTTATTATGTATTCCAGTGACAGGCGCGCTATAAGATTTACCATTACTGCAAGTTCTTACTGTAGAAAGTTTAGCATCACTTCCACAACTTAAATCAGCATGATCTTTACTAATCACCTGTGTACCAGCAGTATTTGCAATTGCAGTTTCATAAGCAGTACTTACTTCGATTAATCCTAGCTCTAATAATTTATTAATAGTTTTTTCACACATATTATTATATTCTGAAATTTTATTTTTAAATTTATTAAAATGTGCAATTTCTAAATGTAAGTTGTCTTGTTTTGTAGCCATTTTATATCCTTTTCTTCGTTTATTATAGTTATATTATACTATATTTTTCTCTTAAAGTAAAGGATTATTTTCACTTTTTTAAATATTTTTATAGACGTATTCGAGAGCTCTATCAGCTTCTTTTTCTAATGGACGGGATTTATACCAATTACCAGTTTCAGTATCAAGTTCTCTACATAATGCTGTAATTTCTTGAGCTGTAATTGGATATTTGTTTTTAACTGCATTACCAGCTGTAGCAACCATGATTTGATACATCTTATGATACCAACCACTACTACTTATCATTCGATATTCTTTTTCTAATTGTTTTGGAAAGAAAGGACAATTCTTATATGATGACCAATTTACATTTGTATTATCAAGTTTAGACTTACGATGTTCTATAATTTCTTTTTGCATATCTTCTGGTAGTCTATCGAAAAAAGTACTTCCGGACTTTTCTCTGTATGGAACTTTGTTCATTACCACATCAGGATCGATAGCAACGCCATCATTA